ATATCTAATGCAAATTGAGGAATAAAGTTATTATTATGAATAGTATTAGGATAACTAGAATCAAAATCCTAATAGTTAGAACTTGGAGAAGTACTTGTTGCTACTCTACTAATCATCCAGTCGCCATTAATAATACCAGAACCAAACTCTGCGTAATCTCCAAAGTAAGCTTTTGCTATATAATAATTTCTATCTCCAGCCATTTGTTCCCATTTAGAACTACTTGCTGAAGGAGTAGTTGTATTAGCAACTCCATCATCTTCAATGTTCATATAGAAACCATCATTGTACTTTACATAATATCCAATGTTAGCACTGTTAGTTACAGAATTTATATCATTTGGTCCCCAAACACCGGCATATTCATACCATTTACTAACACTTCCACTTGTTCCAGGATCTCCTTTATCTCCAGTTAAACAAATATAACTTACAGATTGTAATGTTCCAGCACTATCATAATTTTGGACTCTCATCCAAATAAAGGTTCCAAAAGTTCTTTGTGGAGGTGTCGTTTGCCAACTTGATATATCAGAAGGACCAGAAGCACCTGCTGTAGAGTAACTACTTTTGCCATACATTATATCTGCATAAGGTGCACTATCACCATCGTCACCTTTCTATCCTTTTTCACCTGTTATTTTAATAGGAGTTGTCCATGTTCCATATTGTCCTTCTCCAGATACGAATGTTTGAGTCATCCATGTATATTCTCCTATATTAAAATTAGGGGATGATGGATTTCTTGTCCACCCAGCAGAAATAGCATCATTAATTGTCTAACCTTCTGTTAAAGGATCAGGATCAGTTGTACTGTTTTTATATGCAAACTCCCAATGTCCGCCATTAGAACCGGAAGGTGCATATCTACTCCACAACGATGGTGTTGAATAAGCACCCCATAAACCATTTACTTTTTTACGTGTAGATACATATTCATACATCTATTTTGAATTAACACCTTGTGGATCATCACTCCATTCGTATTCTGTTGGTCCATAAAATTCATCATTTTGACTTACTTGCCAATTTGCTGGATTATTATCGTCAGGATTCCAAGTCTATGTTGTAGTAAATCTTTTATATATGTATTCGTATCCATCTCCATCTTGTCCTTTCTCACCCCATTTAGACCATATTACAGGAGTAGTAAATTTACCAAACGAATTACCATCATATGTACGTGTTGCTACATATTCGTATTGTAATTTATCATTTACTCCTTGTGGGTTATCATTCCATTCATATTCCGAAGGTCCAAAATAATCTTTTACTTGATTAGCTAACCAATATGCAGGATTGTTGTTATCGTTTATAAATGTCTGAGGTGAATCAAATCTTTTATAAATAAATTCAACATATTCCCCGCTTTTACCATCTTTACCTCTGAATGGACTCCAATAATATTTTGTTGGATCATCACTATCAGCTTGAGTATTATCTGTATAAACGCCAATATATTTATAATCATCTCCGTCTTCTATGGAAGTGGTAAAATCAGTGTAATTAGTTAAGTCATTACAATATGCAAAATGAACATAGGCATTTGCACCATCATTACCTGTATCACCTTTTTCTCCTCTGAATTGTCCACAGTTTTTCCATTCTTCTCCGTTCCAAACATATATATTTAGTCCAACAGTATATGCGTCACCTGCTTTATTATAAGATGTTGGTAAATCATCAGTATTATCAAAACTTCCTTTAATATTAATACCTAGTCCGTCTTTACCATCAGTACCAGGAGTTCCTTTAATAAGCACCCATTTATAGTCACTAAAAGTAGTACTATCTTTTTGATTAAAGTCTACATACTGACCTAAATAGTTACCAGGAGTTTCACCATTATTTAAAGTAAATGTTCTTCCATCATCAGAATATTTAATATGTAAATACGATGTTTTACCATCTGTTCCATTAGCTCCAGGAATTCCATCTTCTCCATCTCTACCCTATGCTCCTTTTACAAGCATCCAATGATATTTATTTAAATCAAGAGAATCAGATCTTGTTTGATCTACATAAGTTCCTATATATTCACGATCAGTAGGATCGTCTAAACTGAACTGTATTATATTTCCAAATTCATCTTTATTAGCATAAGCAACATGGAAATAATCACTTGTTCCACTTGCTCCGTCTACACCATCTCTACCATTCAACCCATCTTGTCCGTCGTGACCATCAATTCCATTTACTCCATCTTTACCTTTGAATAAACTCCATTTATAATCATTTGGATCATTTGAACCTGAAATAATATTGTCTGTGTAAATTCCAATATATTTTCTATCAGTGGAATTAGTAGTACTGAAATCTTCCCATACTCCATTATTATAATTTGCATATGCTATATGTACATAACTACTTATTCCAGAATCTCCTTTAAGAGATTTTAACCAGCTCTATTCCGAACCAATAAATCCATTATCTAAAGCAATATCATATGCAGATTTTCCTTCAATTCCAGCAACATTAACTCCAGTACTTTTTCCGTCTATATATAAAATATTATTTTTTACTTCAAATATTTCAGAAAAATCAGGAAGTTTGTTGCTTGGAATTTTAGATGACTCATATATTAATGCCCAAGGTGCTACCCATTTTTTTATTTCATCTAGTAAAAACTAGTCTTTGCTATTTTTTGAACAAGTTTTAAGCATTTTTTACTTCATCATTATAAGGATTTCCATCATATAACTACATAAGTTCAATTTGAGTTCTCTTTGTATCATTTTCAGCTTGATTTTCTTTGAAAGTTCTTTCGGTCTTAGCCTTATAATCATCAATTTGATATTGAAGCTGAATTTTCTATTGTTCGATTTGAAGTTTTGCTTCATTAAGAGATTCTATTTTACTTTGAGCCTATTGTAGCTATTGTTGGGCTTGTTGTAAATTATTCTATAATTCTTCAACTTGTTGAGTAAGTTGTTGTATCTAATTGTTTTCTAACTTCTATCTTTTAATAGATTGTTTAACTTTTGTTTTCATTTCTGTTAAACTCTTTGAAGTCATAATATCTACTATAATATCAGGACTAACTATTCCTCCTTTTATAAATTCAGGTACAACGGCTTTTATTTGTTCTATTTCTTTTGTTATTTCAGCAGAGGTAGTTAGATGTATATCAAAATCTGTTAAAGTATAATGCTCTGGAAGTGCTGTGAATATTTTTTGAAGTTTTCCTAATATTAATGTTCCAGTTAATCCTTTTTTATATACAATTTTTGCACAATCTAAACAATCTAAAAGAATTTCTCTAGTAACTAAATCCATTTGAAATTGCCATTGTTTTGTAATTGTAAAAGAATTATTAATTCCTACTTGAACATTTGTAACAGCATCTCTCTGTTGTATTCCATTAAGTCTTTCTCTAAAAACTCCTGTAATAGATGATGCTGTAGCTTCAATAGAATCTATTGCCATTTGAATTGCTTGTACTGCTTGTGCTTTTATAGTATCATCAAATCCATTAACAAGTGTATTTATTGGAGCCTATCCAGTATTAAGTTGTCCTTCTTGAGAAGTGTCCATTAATCCAATTCCTTGCTTTTTATAGGCTAACCATTTCATAATTCTTTCTTCAAGACTATCTCCTAAAAAAGTAGGTAATGTTGGCATATTAATCCAGTCTCCAACAGAACCAGAATTAGCTATTAATCTATCTCTATAAAAACAAGCTAAATCGTATTTATCCTGTAAAACCATACAAGCATTTACCATTGAATATGGTTCTCCACTTCTATTATTAAACCAAACTCCATTAACACTCAATCCACATTTATCTGGAGCATCTTTAGTTCTAATAACATTATCATCTTTACCTTTAATAATATATATTTCTTCTCCTATACGTACTGTAGAATATCTTTGCATTATAAAATTTTTATCTGTTTCTATCCATTCTACTTCATATACAGGAACTATATTATTATCGTATCTATACCAGTGCTATTCTGGATAACCTGGAGTAACTTCCTCTCCTGCTCTAATACCATCTGTAGCTGGAACACCACAAGAATTAGTTAGACCTCTAACATAAATGGAATTCGAATAATCTAAATGGTCTTCCCATAATTCTTTTATTTTCGAAATATCTTCTTTAGATAAATCTTTTCCGTATTTATTAAGAACTTCATTTCTAGTAAGATATTTTCGTACAACTATTCTATAAGAATCTTTAATATAAGGAGAATCATAATTCAAATCAGGAAATACATTTAATGGATTTAAACATTCTATCTAAATGTTCTATCCAGCAGGAGAGGGAAGTACTCTATAAAAATTAAACCCAGTTACTAAAACATCTATAAATAACTATTTTAATTTAGTAACTAAATCTGTATTTCTAGATTGAATTATATATTCAACTATATTTTGTCCAGCTATTTCATATTGAGAAATAAAATTTTCATTTATATCCTCAATTAAATTATCTAATTGTTCTTTTATATTTAAATCTGTCATATCTTTGTTACCAAGAACCTTTAATAAATTATTTTTTAGATTTCTTTGTAACAATTGAAAACATTCAGTAGATATTTTTAACTACTTTTCTCTAAATATATTATTTATAGTTTCTTCATCTTTACAAGAAACTTTAGGAAGAATTGGAATATCTAAATATTCTCCAACAAGAGCATCAACGTGTTTTCTTATTAAAGGAATAAATTCTACAGCAGTAGGTTGTCCTATTCCATAATTTTCTTCCAAATATTTAAACTATTCCTGATCTCGTTTACAATTATAATAGTTATAAGATTTTCTTAATTTCTCTTTATCATAAACAAGTTCACCTATAGCCAAATTAGTTTTTGCAATCAATTCTTCTCTATTCATCTTCTGGATAATTTACAACTCCTCTAAAAAATTGTACTCTTTCTAATTGTCTAGATATGAGTTCTTGTTCGATATATTTTAAAAAATCTTCTTCTGAATCACAATCAACAGATATTTGTATTATCCTTTTATCTGGATTACCTAAATCCAAAACTAATTTATATCCTGATATTAATCTAGTTACAATTATACCTCCAGTATATTTTCGTTTATAACGATTTTCAATAATATCTAAGATAGCTTTTTCTAAATTATTCATCTATATTCAGGATTACTATTTCTATTTCCTCCATCAGAATTATCCCATTTAACTTGAATTTTCTATTCTTCCTATCTTGGAATTATTCCGAAACGAGTATATCCATTTTTATCTTTATAATATCCAATATCCTAAAATTTTCGTTTAGCTTCTTTAACCTATACTGGAACTAATTCAGATAGTTCTTCATCTGCAATTTCAGCCATCTAACAAGCTGCTACAATATCGAACTTTCCTTTATTCTCGTAAGAATATTTAAGAAACTAATTTAGCATATCTAAAAACCATATATTATGAAAATATTCTTCTATATATGAAGCTATTAAATCTAGTCCGTGCTATATCATAGCAACAGCAGTTGTAGTTCCATAAGGTGCATTACCAGAAGGTCTTTTAGCTGGATCACCAGAACATACTCTTGGTCTTCGCATAAAGTAATTAATCCATTTTTCTTTTTTAGCCCAAGTTAAAACTCCAACTTTAGACGCTTCTATATTTCCTTTAGCATTATAATAATACATTAATGCTAGAGTCTACTCATAAGCTTCTTCTATTCGCTAAGGCCTATCTAAA